GCGGCCCAGTATTTGGTGATGACGGACTCCAGCGCGGTGATGCTGTAGGGCACGGTTGCGCCCTTGTCATCCACCATGTCGGACCAATCCACAATGAGTTCATCGAGCAGCGCGGCGTCGCTCTTGCCAAAGCCGTCGCGCGTCCAGGCGCGCAGTTCGGGCTTGCTTTTGTGCCGGAACACAAACTGCACCACGCGGGGCTTGGCCTCGCCGGGCACGCTGAGCTGCACGGCGCACGAAAATGTGGGGTCGGGGTTGAGTTTGAACATTAGGCGAAGCTGGTGATGAGGCGGATTTCGTCGTTGCCGGTGTTGGGCAAAATGCGCAGGTCGAAACTGACCATGCGTTTGCCGTTGATCTCGGCCTTGCCGGGGTTGATGAGCTGCACGCTGGGCATCCACAACATGAATTTGCGGTTGGCCACGGTGCCGTGGGACAGGCCCAGGGTGGTGAGGGTGCCCGCCTCTACGGCGGAAATCATGCTTACCTCTTGCGCGGCAGTAAGGTCCAGCACCATCTTGCCGGTGACGCTGCGGGCGGTGGTGTCGATGGTCTCGCCACCCAGCAAGGGGGTAAAGTTGACGCTGTTGCCAAAGTCCACCTCAATGCCCTGGCTGGGGTAGGCCGTGCCACCCACAATGGCGGGGGCAATGGTGGTGGTGTGGGTGCCACCCATGGTTATGTCGCCGGTGTTGCTGTCGGTAACCACCTGGGGCTGCATAAATGCGGTGAGCGTGGTGGCGGGGTTGGAGACTGCGGTGGGGGTGTTGTACACACCGATAAATTTGAAACCCAGCTTGGGGATGCCGCCCACAGGCATGCCCACGGTGAGGTTGCCACGGGCACCAGTGGCCTTGTGCAGCACACCGTCGTCGTACCAGTAGATGGTGACCGAATCATCCGAGCCCGCATTGGTCTTGGGGGTGTAGTCCACGCGGAATGTGGCGGTGACGGTCTCGGTGCACAAACAGGCCTGCACCAGCGGTGCCCAGGCAGGTGCCACGGCCACGGTGCCGGAGCCTACAGCCTCCACATCAAAAGACATCTCCACAAAGCGGGTGCCCAGCAGTTGCTCGGAGCCACCCAGGTAGGAGCGGATGATGTCGCGGTCCACATTGTTGGCGTTGATGGGGGTGATGCTGAGGTTGGTAACCAACATGGCATTGGCCGCACCCGTGGGGGTGGGGTCCACGCCATAGGTGGTTTCGATCTTGGCCAAAATGGCGGTGTTGCGGATGAGTCTGGATGCCATGGTGGTGTCCCTGTGGGTTAGGTGAGCGTGGTGCTGCTGGTGCGGTGGCGCACAGCAAAAGTGAGGGTGGCGCTGCCCGATTGCAGGGCGTCGGCGTCAAAATTGAAATCAATGCCGGTGAGGTTGAGGTCCATCACCAAACCGCCCAGGCTGGCATCGGCCATGAGGCGGGCGTAGACGGACTCAAGCAAGGCATCTACCGCCAAATCTGGCGAGGTGGTGGCGCTGCGTGCGTAGCACTCCACAGCAATATTGGTCGTAAAGTCCACCGGAGCGCCGCCAATGTCGGAGCGATCTGGCAGCGCAGACACAGGACGCACGGCCACGGCGTTGGTAGCCTCATCGGGCACAGGGCGCACGCGGGCGCGAAAGATGTGCGCCGACACGGGCGTGCCAGCAGACAACGCGGCCACAATGGCCCCCACAATGGATGCAATGGCGGTCACGCTGTGCGCTCCAAAATGAGGGTGCTGATGCCGGTGCCGTCTGGCTGGTGCTCGGCCACCACGTAGGTGACTGCACCCACCACCGCCAGCTTGCCCACCGGGTTGGCAGGCACGCTGGTGGTGGGGAGCACAAGGCTTGGCTGCGCCCCCGCCATGCCCATGCTGCCAACGGACCCGAGCGCATAACCGTTGTCAAAAATGGCAGGCACAGACACGCTGCTGAGCGTGACGGTATCGGCCATTTCGGCAGGGTTAAAAAATGCGGTCAGGTCTTCGGCAAACATGGCACTTACTGAGTTAGACGGACTTCTTCACGCCAGTCATGGACACACCAACAACCTGCGGACCCGTGACTACGGTGCCGAGGTAACGGATGTAGCGGCGCACTTGCTTGCTCTGCAAGGCGATGGACTTGATGTCTGCCGTGGTGGTGCTTTGGGTGAATGCAGCGCCGGTAACGTCGGCGAAGCTGGAGTTGTCGGCGCTGTCTTGGATCTTTCCGTCCAGCGTGCCGGTGCTGACGCCGTGGTTTTGCACGATAACTACAGGACCCTCGTAGTCCACCAGGTCAACACCTGTGCCGGTGGCGGCGGCAGTGTTGGCGCAGGAGGCTGCGGCCAGCAGCGCCACAGTGGTGGAGTTGCCGGGGAAGTTGAATTGGCTCATGGTGTGGGCTCCTTGGCGGGCTTGTCTTGTTTGGTTTCTGCTTTTGCAGCGGCTTTGTCCTTGACCGGCTCACCGGGCACAACCTTGTTGGCGGCCAGTAGTTGGGCCGCGTCTGCTGCGGTGAGCTGTAGTACGCTGCCCACAGCAGCCACTTCGCCGCCCCAGTAAAAGGCGCGGGCAACGGTGTAGGGTTTGGCAGCGTCTTTGCTGCCCTGTTTGTTTGGCGTGGCCATGGTGCTTGTGCTCCAGTGCTAGGCACGGGCCAGCCGGGTGTGGCTGGCCCGTGGGCCTATCAGGTGATGGAGGTAGCGCGGCTAAACGCTGCGGCCTGACGCACACCCACATCCACCGACTGGATGGCGCGGATGCCGGTGATGGCTGCGGCAAAACTGGCGTAGGGGTTGAGCGCAATTTCCAACATGCCCCACTCGCCAATGACGACTTGCGAGAAGTCGCCAAAGATCATGGATGCAGCGGTGAGCTGGGTGCTGGTGACGCCACGGAAGCCGTCCACCTCGCCCTCCAGAATGTTGCCTTCCCACAAGCACTTGCTGTCGGTGCTGGCAATGCGGGCGCGACCTTTGAGCAGGCCCGCAATGGATGGCGTGGTGACGTAGGCGCTGCCCAGGGCCAGTGCGTTGCTGGCGGCCACATCGGTTTGAAATTCGATGATGCCAGCCAGTGCCAACGAGCCGCCTGTGACCGAGCCGATACCAGCCGTGGCGCTGATGCCAGTGGGCTGACCAGATGCGCCAGAGCCTTCAAAACCAGCCAGGTCAATACCCAGGGCGAGGATTTTGGCAAAGTCGTTCATCACCATGGCTTCGGCAGCGGGCGTGCTTTGCAGCAGCAGCTGGCGGGACAGCTCGGTGTATGCGCCAATGGTCTTGGGAGACAAGGCCAACTGGCCAACGGTTTGCTGGCTCTCGGTGATGGCGGTGGCCTCATTGGTGAGCCAGTAGGCAGTGGCCGCGCCGGTGAGTTTGGGCACAGTCACATTGCCAACCAAGCCAGGGAGCATGGTGGCACCGAGCTGGACCAAGCGGCTTTGGGCACGCAGCAGGTCGATAAAGTTGGCGGCCTTGAGGTCGGTAGCAACCAGGTTGCCACCACCTGTGGGGGCTGCCACAGTCAAATCCCGTTTTTGGATGTCGGCGGGCATGTAGAAGCCGTTGTGGATGGCTTCGGTGAGGCCGCTGCGCTTCAAAATCTCTTCGTGGCATTCGCGCTCGAAAGCGGCGTCTGCCCAATTGCCACCGCTCAGGGCGCGGATGGCCTTGAACACGGAAAAGCGTTTTTGGTCGCCTTTGGACAAATCGAGGTTGGTGACCTGCGTGGTTTGCGCGGCGGTCATGGCGTTCATGATTTGGTTGCGCAACTGGTCTACGGTCTCGCCTTTTTCGATGGCCTGTTTGGCCAGGGCGGTGCCGTTAAAACGGGCGTGGGTTTCGCCCAGTGCGAGCATTTCGTTATGCTGCTTGCGAATATTGGCTTCGGCTGCGCGGATAGCGCTGTCGGCAATGGCGGGGGCTGCAGGTGCAGTGGCTTCGGGGGCGGCAGTGGTCACGGTGGACTCCTTAAGAAATAGGGGGGGGATTTGAATAACCGGGGATTCGCTGGCGCTGCGGCCAACGCCTACCGATGGGTCAAACGGGGTGGACACGAAGCTGACTTCGTAGGGCTCCCAGTCGGTGACGCGGTAGGTGTCTTTGTCGTCATCCGTCTGCACCAGTACGGCCTGGTGAATCTGGTAACCAACGCTGA